CATAGGTTTAGGATTATCAAATGGTGGCTTTTCTTTTTCCTGTGGCTTCATTTTTGACATAGCCTTCATGCTAAAGCTTGTACCACCATATCCTTCTTTGGTATTTGCTTCACCCATCGACTTGACCTTCTTACGAGTACCCATCACTGATTTTTTAGTATCACCTTTATCCAACATGCCATGCATATCAGCACCCGGATCATCTTTACCGTGATAGCCTTGAGCTTTAGCAGCAGGAGCTTTTGTTACCTTACCGCCTTTTGCTTTAAACGCTGCCATAGCTTTATTTAATTCATCGCGATCCATTTTTTCATCTATGGCTTTTTTACGTTTAGCGCCAGTTTCATCGTCTTTTTGGATAACATACCCAGGGCCACGGGAAACTGTTCTCCAAGCCTCTAATATTTTTTTGACATCCATGTTTTGTTCCCCTTATACTTCAGGTTTTGTATATCCATAACTAAGACTACGTGGGCGGCCGCGTGTTTTAGGTCGCTTATCAGCATCTGCTTTACGCATGGCCTTTGTATAATATCTTTCCGGATTTTTTCCTGTGGCATCTCTTTTTCTGTTAATTGCAGTCATTGCGTTATCTATGCCGTCTCGCCTATTTCCAATTCTACGTGAATCATCAGCATAAGCTTTTTTATAGCGTTGAAAATCAGGACTGCCGTGCTTTGCGGCTGATCCATGTTGTTTATAGAATGCATCTTGATATTTTTTTGTATTATATTGTTTTATTTGCTTATTAGCTTTTTTCATATAACTTTGATAGGTACCAATTTTTAATTCATCTAAACTTGTTTTCTCTGATGATTTCAGTTCAGATAAATGACTCAATCCTTCTCTGAGTTGGTCGAAAGTTTTCATTACTTTGTTTCCTTATTCTTTTTAACCGTATCACGCATACGGGCTCGATCCATCATTCTATCATGCCGCATTTTATCAGTCATTTTTTCTCTATCAATTCTTTTCTTTGCAACATCTGTATGATCAACAGCTTCGATATCTAGAGTTTTTGGATAATCCTTATCACCTGGTTTGGCTGGTTTTTCACCGCGTTTTCTTTTCTGGTTAATATTATACCATAAACCTTTTTTAGCGGTACGGCCATCTTTTGTTTTATGAGTATCCTTTGACTCAAAATTTTTAAATCTTTGCATGGTTCCCTCTTGCAAATCCTGTGTTGTTACGGTCATTTCATCGTCATATTGTTTTTCTGTAGAAAAATCTGCTACATCGAAAATAGGACTTTCTACTTCTTCACTAATTGACTGTGAGAATAATGCTGTCTCATATTCAGGCCGTTTCTCTTCGACTCTTTCTACTGAATCCAGCCATTTACGGTACTGATTACCAGATCCTTCGATAATAACATAATTAGATCCTAGTCTCTTGACCGTTCCGATCTCTCCGTTTTCTTTCATTACAACTTGATCACCAACATTAAAAAGTTTACCATTTACATATGATTCTCTCAAATCTGATACTGGTTCAAGTTGAATATGATTCTTAAATTCTTTTTCTTCTTTTAATCCTAGGCCTTTGCGAACACTATTGTAAATAAATTTAGCATCTGCATTGGAAATCACTTTTGGTAAACCTTGTGAAAATGAAGTAAAATCATTTTTATTGGCAGCTGCTCTCATTTTTGAAGCGGACATACCTTCTGCACCATCAGCATCCGGATCTCTTTCACCAGCTGAAATAGTTTGAATTCTTTCAAAGTTATAAAAACCATGTTTACCTTTTTTACCATTATATTTGTTAAGAAGAATATCAAATTCATTTATTCTATCCGAACCAACAACCATTACAACTCTTCTGAATCCTTCATTATATAATTTTGTCATGACATCAAATACGTTTTTGATTTTAGGATCCATAATAATCTGTCTTGCGTGTTTTGGAAACATTTTACGCGCAATCTTGATTTTTTCTTTATATTGTAATGGATTCTTTCCATTATCTTGTGATTGTGACAAATAAACTCTATATGGAAATGTTCTTGCATTTGCTGCAAGTTTTATTAAAAGTTTTTCATGGCCAATGGTAGGTGGATTCATTCTACCAAAAGTAAAATAAACAAGTTTAGTTTCTTCAACTAAAAATTTACTAAAAGAATTAATCATCCCTTTTTACGCTCAACTTCTCTTTTACGAACATCTTTATATATCCGTTTTGCTAAGAGCTTAATTCTTTTTTGCATTTGAGGTTTTTCTAATCTTTTTTCCAAATCTTGGCGGCGGGCAAATGATAATTCATCCTTTGAAGCACCCTTTGTAATCTTTTTAAGGATCATGGCTCGTGCTTGTTTAATTGCTCTTCTTTGCAAAACACTTTGGTTTGCCATTTTTCTTTTTGCACGTTCACGGCCAAGTTTTATCTTGGATTTAAACCTTTTAAACATTCTTTGTCTGGCAAGTCTTTGAGAAATATTAAGTGATTCATCAACTTCGGACTCAGTTGATTCACCAATAGGACCACCTTCACCAGAACTGCTTAACCTTTTGCGACGATATGCACGATAGTTTGTTAACTCATCTTCGCCTGGTTTGTATTGCGTTGTGTGAAGATCATTTAAATTGAGGGGATGTCCCTCTTTGAATATATCCTTAAAGCGAACGATTTTCGCCATTTTAGTTCCTTCCTGGTTTATCCCATCCCTTTAATATATCCGGTGAAAAGTTTGCGTATGAGAACTCCATACGGTCCACAATTTTCACTGCATCACCACCAAGTTTATCTATAGCCACATAACCTTCTTGGCCTGTGGTTTGATACCCATTATTTGTTTTCAAAAAAGTATCAACATTGCTTAATTTGTTAAGTATATTTATAAGTTTTAGTTTTGCTAAAACGATAGCCTTTTGTAAATCAAACATGTTTTGTAAAGATTTTTTATTTTCACTTGAAAAGAATTTTAATATTTCATTAAGTTTTGCTTGTTGAGATGCTTTACCGGCTGATGTAGATCTTTTATCTATTTCTTTTTGGTATTTTTGTTTGATATAACGAATGAGACCAGCCACGTGAGTACGCGTATTTTGAATAACTTCACCTTTACGTACAAAGGTATTATTATATGTTTCAATAATTTTAGCAAGTTCCTGATTCCCTTCTAATTCTCTTAAAGTTGAGCCGCTAATTTGATTAAAAATTTTACCTGCAGTACTTAAATGTGAATTCACTTCTTCTGTGTCTTTTTTAGACATGGTTAAGTGAGTCATATCTTTTAATATAGCATCTTGAGACCACACATGTTTTGATTTTTTCAATGTACTTGCATCAAAATTATAACTTGCTTTCATCGTCTCGAACGAGGTACCTTTGTACTGTGTATGCCATACGATCCCGATCTTGGAAGTTGTGATCTCTTTGGCCATTGTCGTGCCTGCTGGTACTGCATATACGATCGTATTAGGGTGAAAGGTAACATATTGCTGATTTTTAATCTTTTCTCTTTTAACGTCTTCTTTAGAAAACAAGAAATCACCTTGTATAACTCCTTTAATGCCTAGTGAGGGTAAATATTGTAAAGCAAGTTTAAGTTTTGTATTAAGATCACCAGAAGTGTCAGCGTCAATATCAGCGTCACTTTTGTATACTTTAGGAGACTTATTAAAAATCCCCTTCTTTGCCACGAAGAATCTACCATCACGAGGATCAATGCCAGCAAACACAGCAGGAGCTCCATCCCACTTAACACTAATGTTTCCATCGTGAACTCCTCCTAACATATCTCTGAGTGATCTAAGAGCCATTATAGCATCACGAGTTCCTTTTACGCCACCATAGAGAACCTTATCCTCGATGTGTGTCATATGTGTATTCTTTTGTTCGGTTATAAATTCTGTAAAGTTCATTATCTCGTAATCTCCTCCCAATCTAAGGATGCATGACAGGTTGATGAACCAGAACTAGCAGCAACTTCTAAAACTATATTAAAGGGTGTTGGAGGAAATGGATCTCGTTCAAGTTGGAATCTGAAAACTGCTTCTTTCAGAAGTTCGGTTGGACTAGATGACTGATTGGTTGCTGTAGCATATCCTTGTGCTAATATTCTGCCTCCAGTTACTGCTGTTCCTGTAAGATTATATTCTACTGCAGAATTTGCTCCAGCACTTACCCATGATCCACCGGTAACTGTAGCTCTTTGAGTAATTCTCCAATTATAATTTACGTTATTAGTTAATCCTAAAAATGATACAGCCGAAAGAATTACAATACCATCAAGTCTTTGGTCAGTGGTTTTTAATCTAAGACCGGCAATTGGATAATACGTTCCTGCAGTAGTTAATGTTCTTGGTGATGTAATAGAAGTACCAATGCCTTGTTGAGTTCCTCTTAATTCATAACCGCCTTCAGACATTATCGAATTACATATTTGTTTTAGTTTACTTGCGCTAGATGTGGCAGAAGTGTTTGTAATCTCTAATCGTAATGGGAGACTTGCAGTTGTCATATAAGTTGATTCAATAGAATTTGCATGATGGAAAATATGGCATATAATAAATTGACCATTAATTACAAATCCAACTCTAACTGAACCTACGCCAAGCCATTCCATATCACTCCACATAATCTGTGCCTTTGTGATATCTAACGTTATTTTACTAGGTCCTGTACCATCAAGCTTATCGACATTCCAATCTGCCTGAGATATTTTTGTATTTACTACTGAACCAGTATTATAAGATCGTCGTACAAACCCAAGATCAGAATCGTCAAGTTCTAGATAAATTCCATTTTCCTCAGAAAAATAACCAACTCTCTGTCGAAGTCCTGTCTTTGGTTCATTCATTACAAATGTATTTAATATCAG